AAACAGGATGTGTTGGAGATGCTGTATGGAGCTGAGAAATGGCTTCCATTTACAGTGACACTTAAGGATGAATTGCGTACAGCTGATCGAGTTGCTGCGCATAAAACCCGTGTGTTTACAGCGTCCAACATCCGGCATCTGCTTTTGGGAAAGATGTTGTTTACTGACCAGGAAACTCGCTTACGTGCGACGCTTGGCCAGCATCCTGTTACGATAGGAATCTCTGTTCCTGGTCCTGGCTATGTGGTTGCAGTTAGAGGTCTTGCTCGACATGCTTCAAAACCACGTTGCTGGGGTTATGATATCGGGGGATGTGATCAGACATTCCTGCTTACAATCGCACGTAAGATTCGTGACGCGCGGAAGAAAGCATTGCCGGAAGTATTTCACCCGGCGATCGATTTTTACTACAACTGTACGTATTGTGGTGAATTAATTTGCTGCGGATGCATTCATCGTGCACTCCATCAGAAGAGTGGTCAAGAGCTTACTGGTGATGATACATCGTTGTATGGATGGGGATTGGTTGGTCTTTACGTTATGGATACTATTGGCTGTCCTGTTAATGAAGCCGATAGGTATTTCCAACTACTCCAGAATGGGGACGACGGTGCGGTGTCGTTCTGGGACGAGAGGCTTTCTGGCCCTAGTTTCCGGGATTGGTGTGCCAAGCTGGGTGTTACTATTGAGTTGGAGCGTGAAGAACCGTCTTTGGAGGGGCAAGTCACTTTTCTCAGCAATTCATTGCGAGAACGTTTTGTACCCGGGAGGGGCGATATAGTTGTGACTGCCGGCAATTTGACCAAATTGCTTAGCTCTGTAGAGTGGCTGCGAAAGAATGCTGATTTTACTTTAGAGGAAAATACTCTACTTCACTGGTGCGGTCTTCGCATCGGGTTGTGGCCTTGGAAACAGCATTTTGACGACCTGGAGGAACGTATAGATGACTATCTTAAAAAGATAGAAGTCACTCCTAGGATTGTTGAGTTGTTGCGTTGTCGTGTGTCATCCGAACGAATTCTTCAACTACACCTTCGGTATGAGGGGGGTTTTAATGTTTTTACCCTCGAAGAATGTAATGGCGTGAGATCACAATTCATGAGCGCCATAAAGTTCGCTGCTGGAATGCAGCTGCCGAAGGGAGAGAAGCAACGACGAGCTTTACAGTCAGCTCGAGACAAACAATCTGCCAAGAAGGGGCAGAAGGACGCGCATGTCAAAGCCTGGAAGAAAAAAACCGGCCCGAATGCTCGTGTCCCGGCGAGGTCTGCAGGCGGATCCACTGGTGCATCCAGG